ACCCACGTATCCTTGCTGACCCCACGCCGAAAGGCTACCATTCTGGGCTTGTGTAATATAACGGGGGAACTCCATATAGGGGACAACACTCTTAGGAGGAAGAGGGACATCAAGAGAAGGCGTAAGGAACTGGACGTTCATTACGGGGTTAGCCCACTGTGCTTGTGCCGAGCCGTTAAAGACTAGCGACGATGCTACAATCTGAGGGCGGACGGCACAGTCGCCCGTTGTAATAGCAGTTCCACCGAGAGCATTAGATGCCGGGGCGGCAGAATACTGGGTCTTAAGAATACGATTGAGAGAGACTCCACTCTTAAAGTTCATTATCAACTGTATGTTGTTAATACCAAATAGTCCAGTATCGTGTTCTTGGTCGTTAGCAAAGACAAAGGGCGATAGTGTGAGAAGTTCCACTGAATAGAACGACCAGTAGAGTTGTGCTGCCGTCTGGGGGACGATAACGGCTGGGGCGGCGGCATTGTATGCGACTTGTGCCGATGCTACGGGGCTACCATTCCAGAACCACTGAACTAGCGGAAGACCGTTAGCACCACCGCCCGTAACTTGGTAAGAGTCGGCACCCGACTGGGCTACACGGCTACCATTAGGCTTACACCAGAAGAAGCCGGGGTAAGCACCATTAGGGACCTCATCCACATTCATAGCACAATCATAACCGTTTGTAGGGGCGTTAATAGAGCCGAGCGAGGCCATACCGAGATAGTTCGCTTGGTATTTATCCATCTTTGTCGGGCAAGTGCGTTGCTTAATGTTACGCTTGTAGTCCGTAAGACGCATCACCTCCATAAGCACATCTTGCGAGTTAATAACAGACGTTGTGTCGTTAATAGTCGCCGTTAGTGTCTGACAGAGATAGTTAAGAGGGAACGACTGAAGGGCAAAATCACGGCCCGGGGCTACTACAACGTGAGCGTCAATAGGATACGAACCGAGAGCCGGAGCCACATAACCAAGACCCGTGTCCCACACACAAGCACTCGTAGGGGCGATAACATTCACTACATTCATACTAAACCGGGCCTCCGCACCCCAACGCAAAGCCCTATCAACAAAAACGTTCTCTGACGGGACATACACGTTAAACGTCATCTGAGAGGATGTGGCGGCGATTGCGTTAAAGGGGGCGTTAGTAAGAGACAACGCTCCTTTCTCAACGGCATACCGGGGACGGCTCTGGACGATACGGTCATCAAATACTGCCTCTTTCTGAATGTCGGCACTCATCTTATATAATAAGCAAACATAAAAATAATCCAGTAGAAATGGATAGTTTTTAGATTATTGTGTCGGGGCTTTAATATTTCTTGCGGAACAACATCTTGAAGGATACCGAGGACAGATTATACATATTGACGGGATACAAGTTGTTATCCAACCGGTTCTTCCAGAACACTTTAATATCAATGTTCTTAATTTCTTGCCGAGAGTTCTGGAAGTCCGCCATACGATACTCGGCGTTCGGAGAGTAGTAAATCATCTTACGATAACCAGCCGGGTCTAACGCCAAGTCTAGGGCAACATCCGTGATAATAGGGGTGAAGGCGGCTTTGCTCGTAGCACTACTGTTACCGGTGTTACGGGTTCCGAGAGCGTTAGGCTGGGCCGTATTCTCATTCTGGACCGGTAGCAAGTTCGTAGTAAAGACAATAGAGTCAATGGGACTCCACAGAGAAGAAGTGCTAATGTAGTCTTGCGTCATCTTAGTCCAAGTAGAGGTGTATGTGCTTATCGGAGGAGTCGGGGTAGTTACATTATCGTTAAGACCGAGGGGTTTGACGATTTGTAAGTTAGCGTAGTTGGCCGGCCAAAGTGTCGGGACAATCGTAGGGTTAATCCAGTTGTAGGGTGCTGGATGGACCGGCTGGTTAAGATAGATGTTATCAAAGTTAGAAAACAGACCTTCCATATTAGTATTAAAGTAGAGATACGTGCGGTTACCATCAGAGCCATCGGGGGTATATGATACTGGGTAATAGATTGAAAAAAGACCGGTGACTGGGTCATAGGTCATAATAGGCGTAGGGTAAGTCACTAGCCACAAATCGTATGTGTTATATCCACCTACTGCGGTTTGGTATGCGTTCCATAATGCCTTGTTAGCATTATCAAGAGTAGTATTGATAATATCTACCCAGTGACTATAAGTAGATACCCAGTAATAACGAGTAGAAAGGTCTTGGGGCTGACCCAACTCTGAACTACATACTCGCCAAACATTAGGAGAGATATCGGGTTGGAAATTGATGTTAGGAACTGCGACAAGGTTAGTAAGTTTATACGCTTGATAGTATAGACCATTGGGTGTATAATATACTATAGCACCTTCTGGATACACTTTAGTATTAACCCAACCAACATCAACACCCGCTACGAACGTCGGAACGTAATCGGGACTCGCCATAGTGCGGGGTATAGGTGCTAGTGCCGTATTCTGAACTTCTGGAACAAAACTAGCATACGTAATAGGTGGAGCGAAGTTGAGATTAACTCCGAGTTTTGTTCCATCAAAAGCGATACCCAGCCCATACTCTGTCAGATTAACATCCGTCTGCCCCGTAGAACTCTGTATAGATGGGATAAACAGAGGCAAATCCTTATTAGCACCATTCATAACGAACCGAATTATAGAAAACTGATACTTAGAAGCATCTCTTATGATAGGAGTCGCTCGGGTCTCGTTAAAACTAATCTGAGGGTCAGAGGCCGGTAACTGGGCGGCAGTATCATCCGTATTGTTATTAACAATAGATGCGTTATAATACACAAGGTCTGGGTCTGGCGTATTACCCACCATCTCAAAGTTACTCTGCCTAGTGAATTGACTCATTCTATATACTTAGCGATAGATTTATTTGCCTAACTTTTCCCCAGTAAGTGCTGATACGAAGTCATCCGGGGACATACCAGTGGAATCCATAACAGACTTATACTTCTGTAGTGAATAAGGAGCATACAAGCATCTTACTACGGAATGCCTACCACAAGTATTAACATCTGCTTTATCTTTCTGAAACGGGTAGGAATTATAATAAACTTTCTTTCCACTGGCTCGTAGTAGCCGGGTTAGTAGTGGCTCATCTTCTCCTAGTGCTTCTTTGTCTTCTTCTGAAACACTTTCTAGTGGCTTTTCCGGAGGGTCTCCATAAGGGTCAAAGAACTCTATACCACTCTTCTTATTAAGCATACACACCCAGTGGCCCGTTGAGTCATTCTCAGTAAGGTATAACATAATACAACGACCCTTCTTATCAAACGCTTGATTAATAGAAGACATCTTACCCAAATCGGGATAGGTTATTATTTTTATATCATTGCCTAATATCTTTCTAATATCCTCGTCGGAAAGAGGGTAAGATTTAATGCGTCCAAGACCTTTGGCGGACATTCTAATATATAGTATATAATAGAATGTGGGCGAGTCCGTTGAAACCCAAGAAAGAGAAGAAGGATTCTACAAAACAGACAGTCAAACCCACTATGGATAAAGAAAAAGAATTAGAGAAGTTTAAGCCTATTAAGTTGGTGCTACCCAAGGCAGAGGCTAAGAAGATACTTGACCGAAAGAAGGATTTGGCTTACCAACAGATAGAATGGGTCCAGAACTGGCTAGAGAATTATTTACGAGAACGCTCTTACCCACCACAGTTTGCGGGGGCGGATGCTTATAGCCAGATAATGCTTTTTTTGAACCCGAAGGATTCACTTGAACTGCTAAGTAGGATACGGGCTGAGTTTTCCAAGACCCTACCACCGGATGATACACAATCTGACGAATATGACTTCTTGAAGGGGCTGGACTTGGGCGACTATCATAAACATTTGCCCGACCCAACGGTTGCCGACGGGAATCCGCTACTTGTTTAACACAATTTCCCATTTTCCCCTACTAAACCAATGGTATTAATTTTTGGGGTTGGGCGGGGTTGGGGTTTCCGCCAAGTTTTTCGGCCGGTGTTTTTCGCTACTACTCTTGATAGTTCTTCTACTCTTAAGAGTTCAGTCACTAACAGTTTATATGATAGGATAACTATATGATAGGTTCTGGAAAAATAAGTTTGCGGTAAGGCCAACCCCGGCCAACCCCATATTAAGACCTAAACACAATCCTACCCTATCATATAGAAATGAACTGTCTGTTTTGTAAGAAGCCCACGAAGGTAGAGGATGATAAGGGTGTTAAATGTGATAAGTGTCATATTATAGTTTGTAGGAAATGCGACGATACGACGAACTTCTTACAATGGTGGGGACGAGACCCTAAAGACAAAGATGGTAGCGATTTATATCTCTGCCCCACTTGTCTCAAACATCATATTATGACTGGCTCTCCACAAGAAAATATTATAACATATGTCTAGAATAACACCCACTTAAGTAATAAGGACCCTAGCGTGTTGTGGGGCTATTAGCCACTGGGGGTAGTGTTTATAAACACATACCCAACGCCCCATCTTCTTTAAGTCCCTAACATCATCCTTCGTCATACCGATATGGGCTTTAAGTAGATAACTGAGGGCGTGGAAGGATGTAGCCATTGGATACACGACGATATGAGTGGCTTCGTTAAGCAGAAGACGGGTCTTTTTGTAGTTAGTAAGATAATGTGAGAGGCATAGCATAGTAGTAGTAGTATGTCTCCCCATAGTAGCCAAATCATCTATTAACTTAGTAACAACTTTTTCTGCGTCACCGGTGAGCGTATCGTAGTCATCAAATATAACAAGGCATTTATTAAACTCATCAAGTTCTGGGTAGTCATCAATAAAGGTCTGGATGTTAATACGTTTCAAGAAGGCCAGAGCATCTAGAGTAGAATCTTCATCCAACTTACTAACAAGGTAGCATTCTCGGTCTGGGAACAGTTTTTTATAACATTCGGCTATGCCTTTTGCTATATAGGACTTACCAGAGCCGGAGGCCCCAGCAATGTAGAAGACTTCTCGTTTTTCTGGGTCGGGGCTAGGAACTAATTGAAATTGGCCGTCATCGGGTAAGTCAATCTTAGTAGTTTTATCAGAATCGGAGCGTATGCGGTCATACAACTGTTTTCCGATAGCCGTTTCTCCAATAAGTTGGTCGGAGGCTAGGCCTTTACTATGTGCTTCAGCCAACCGGGATAATAGTTTAGTGCGTTCTTGCGGTTTAATAGACCGTAGTTCGTTGGCGTATTCATTAGGGTTAATCTCTAACTTCGGCTTATCACCCTTATGGTTGTCTTCGTGGATGTATAGGACCTTACCGTCATACTTGCCGCCTTTGACGATACTAATAGGCTTGGCTCCTTTGACCTTATCAAACGACAGACTAGGCATTCTACCATCGGGGGATATTTTTGTGAAAATGGTGAAACACTTATCTGATTTTATATGATAGGATAGTGTTCTAGTCCTTTACCATATAGATTGGTGGCGGATGATAAATGGCGTAGCAAGAGCGATTCTACTCTATTCAGTAGCGGGAGTGGATTGGACTCTGTGAGAGCCTTGTCTAGTAGTGAGAGTAACGCCTTCTCTGTTTTCAGATGGTCCTCTAGAGAGTAGATGTGGGCTATTCGGTATCGGAAGTCCTTAATACTCTTGCTTAGTTTTTCTTCTGGGATAGAGTGGTCTTCTAATAGGTCTATGAGAGTCTTAACGTCTGAGTAGATAATATAGAGTTTGCCGAGTTCAGAGTTGAGAATGGAACTATACCGTTTTACTGCTTTAGTATCATTCTTCAGTTTTGCTAGTGCGAACTTCCTCTTAATAACTTTGAACGTATTACCCTCTAGAGTAAAGAGTGCTATGGACTCTTTAAGAGACTTCTCTGGGTCTATTTCGTCTGGATTGAGGGCCTTAGAGCCGTTGTGGAACTCGTAGATAACTGAGAGGTCGGTGTAACGGCCTTGGATAAGTGCTATTACATCTAGTTTCGTCATAATAGGGGAGGAGAATGCCTCTTGTAGGGTGTAAGTGCGTCCATCTCTGAGTTTCTGTGAGCCTCGTAGTATTGTCTCTGGGGTCCAACGTATCTTATGGAACTTTATTTTTTCTCGGGCCACGAGGGTATCCAACTTAGTAGGACGAGCCTTTAATACCGCCAAGGTCTCCTTAACTTCTTTGGCCGATATTATCTTCTTCTTATAAAGGTCTTCAACTTTTTCCATTGTAGCCCGAAGATTGTAGAGTTTTTTGGTAGGTATTACCCGCCATTCTTCTATTACACCGGCTTTTATATCGCCAATATACACATTCTTCATTGACTTTAACTCTTTAATCATAGATTGGAACTTTGATACTAGATAGTCTAATGCTTCTTTATCGGTAGGATACTCTGTTTCTACTATTTCGTATCCATCATAATCACCAGCATACAACTGGCTACGTAGGGCTTGTGACCCTACTATATTAAGTGCTTTGCCTTCAGTAAAAGACATAGCCTTCAATACCTTCACGGCATCATCTGGATACCCAGAAGGGAATGGTTTTTCTTTCAATATAGCACTCATCTACTATATGTTACATTTAAAGTAATCCGGCTTTTTCCATTGTGCGAATAGTATGACGGCGGATACTAGCAGTCTTAGAATCGGCTTTGTTATATGTTGCTTGAGAGTAACCGGGGACGGTCGCACGTAAGTTTGCTATAAACGCCATAAGTTGGCTTCGGTCTCTAGGAACGGCATCTTGAGTATAGCGTGGAACTGCTGCGGCTGCTGCGGCTGCTGGTAGTTCAG